ACCACGAAAGTGTCCAGTATGTGCTGAACCAGTTGGATATTCCTTTACAATAAGTTTACCGGTTGTTTTCCTAGCAAGGTCAGCAACCTTGGCAGTAAACATATCCTTAGACAATTTATCCAACTGGTCAATTGGCACATTTAAGAGATTTGCATCAATACGTTCTGCAATTCTTTCCTCAGCCATTTCCAAGGTAATATACAAAACATTTTTACCTTCTACGAGGGCGGCAGAAGCAACATGACACATAAAGAGAGATTTACCAACCCCAGTACCAGCGAGAGCAATATTAAGGGTTTTGTTGGGAACACCTCCCTTTGTGATTTTGTTGAAATACTCAAGGTCGAATGGGATTCGGTCCTCTTCGGTATGGTAAAAATCATAACGTTCCTCCACATTTTCAATATAGTCATGACCAACGGCTGTATCAAAACCTACACCCAATGCTTTGGATAATAGATCTGGTAAAGCACCTTTTGTTAAGGTATCGTGTTTTCCATCAATAATGGAAATGGATTCCATAACGGCATTATAAATGGCTCTATCTTGACACCATTTTTCAGTAGAATCCAATAACCATTTTTCATCAATTTTTTCACCAGTAAACAACAACGGAATAATTTCCATTGCCATGGTAAATTGTTCGTCTGATAAATTTGAGGCGTCTTGTAATTCTATTGTTAATGTTTCAGTGGTAGGCAGTTTATTATATTTTGCAACATATTTACCTGCCTCCTTAAACAGTGTTTTATAAACACCCTGAAAATAATCTGGTTTGATGAAAGGTAAAACCTTACGCATATACTTTTCATCAGTTAATAAATTCCTTAGAATTGTTTGTTCAATGTTTGTCTGCAAGTGTACCCTCTGCTCTCATTTTTGCGCGTATTTTTGTTGCTGATATATCATGAATCTCCGCGCCAAGATCATGTTCGGTAAAGGTATAACCAACACCTCGACCATAACTTATATCAACAATGTTTGGTACTTCTATTATAACATAATCTTCATAAAATGTAAATCCTTCTTTTGCCAAACCTTCCTTAATATTTTTCTTTACCTCTTCAATATCAAAAGGGTTATCATCTTGGCCTGGGACTCTTTCATTGGCCTCAGTATTACTAGGAACATTTCTAACCATAATTGCAACTTGGCCTGTCATTGCATGAATTCTTTTAAATAATTCAGAATGACCTTTATGCCAAGGTTGCCATCTACCTAACATTTGTACGGTAGGTTTTTTCCAATCAAATACTGCCACTGTGTTTTTCCTTAAAATTTTCAAAAACTTCTGATAATTGTCTATCGGTATCATCAAACCATTTAGCTACGTGATAATTACATTTAGGAGGATTTTCAAACATTTTATTTGTATCTTCAAATCTACCTTCCTTTATTGTATCCATCCATACGGTATAATCAGGATTAAACTCTTGTCTTGCCTGCTCAGTAGGACATACAAAATCTGCAACTGCTACCTTACCAGCCATTACTACTCCATCAGATAAATGCCGCATTCGTTGTGCCTGCCTAATGCGTCCTTCTGGAGTAAAATCCCAGTCATCATATCTTTTACGAACCTCATCTGCATTAATATGGACACCACCAATTAATTTTGCAAACGGTTTTGCCAATGTTGTTTTTCCACTACCTGGAAGACCGAATATTAATATCTTCACCTGTACTCCTATCCATCATACCTATCGAACCATCCTCAAGGCCTCTCTCAATAATATCCTCCAAAATTTTACCAGCAACGTATTGTAAACCTTCGTTGTCCTCTGATAAAATACTTGGAGATGAAACGATATTATAATTAAAGGATAGATGGTCTTTTATTTCATTAAAGGCAATTGCCTTATATTCAATTACTGTTTCCACAAAATCGCCAGTGAGGATTCTAACATTCCAATTTTCAGTAGTATCCTCACCTAGGATTAATTCGTAGTCCTTATTCTCCTTCATCATCAAACTCAATTATGGAATTGCCTCCGATTTGATAACCATTCTTTATATATTCGGCAAAATCTGTTTCTGCCAAAATAGGTTTCCAAAATTCAGATGTAATTGTTTCCTTAAGTCTAACCTTAGGTTCTAAGAGTTCTCCGGTTTCTCTATCCACTCGACAATACCAACCATTGCTAGGCTTAGCAACATAATTGCCAGCCAAGGCAATATCAAGCAAACCAGACCAACGTTCAACGCCACCTTCCCAAGATACCGAAATAGGAATTTTAGCCTTTTCCTTAACATATCTAGATTTCTCTATGTTGATAATAAAATCATATCCTGTGACCTCAGTACCTGTTTTATTTTGTCTACGGCCAATAATCCAAATATTATCTGCTGAATAGTAAATACCAGTACCACCAGATACAATGTCCTTAGGAAATAAACCAATTTCCTTATAGGTATGGTTTACAGCAATCAATGGAATATTTTTCATGGCTAAGTAAGGAGTACACATACGGAATAAACCTTTTAATGCCTTTGCCCTGGACATATCTGCCACAGATTTTTCATTAATGGCATCCTCCAACTCTTTTTTGGATGCAAGGTTACCAACAGAATCAATAACCACAACAACCTTATCATCTCTTTCCAAGGATTCAAGTTGTCCGATTATATCAAATTTTAATTCCTCAACATTGGTAATAGGAGTATGTAATACTCTGGTTGTATCAATACCAAATGTCTCAAAATATGTTTGAGGGGAACCAAATTCTGAATCATAAAACAACAATACTGCCTCTGGATATTTTTTTAAATATGCAGATGCCATAATAAGGGCAAATGAAGTTTTAAAATGTTTGGATGGTCCAGCAAGAACTGTAAGTCCTGGAGCAAGTCCACCATTTATATCACCAGATAGTGCCGCGTTAATCATAGGCACTTCAGTAGGAATCATATCCCTATTATTAAAAAATTTGGATTCCGAAAGAATCGAGGTCTGTTTTACCTTCGAATTCTTTTTTAATTTATCCATTATACTCATTAAGCAAACCTCACTTTCTGTTCTTTTTCACGATCATCTAATTCGTATTGTGACCTAACACAATTATTTTCTGCAATTACCAATTTTAAAATTGTTAGGTAATCCTCTCCAGCAAATTGGGCAAGAGCATTTGTATCCTTTGGAAAACATGCACCACCATAACCCTTACGACCATCAGGGCCAGGTACCTGAGTATGGCTGTGAGTGATTCTTGGATCCGTACCTATTGCAGTAGAAATATTATCATAGTCAGCACCATGAAAATCAATTAAATCCTTAAATTGATTAAACCACATTACCTTTGTTGCCAGGAAACTATTTATACCATATTTAACAAACGATGCATCCTGTGCTGACATATGATATACTGGCGCTGGTTTACATCTACTAAATTTAGAATAAATTTCCTCCAATTGTTTTGTGGCCTTTTCAGTACCACCAAAAATATGCATAGGAGGATTTACAAAATCTTCCAAGGCATTTCTTTCGGTTAAAAATTCAGGATTATAAATTACTCTATAACTATCACTTAAATATTTTACAACACTAGGAATTACAGTTGATTTAATAACAACCAATCCGGTTGTCCTTTTAAGTAATTTTTTGGTAACATCAATAACTATTGACGCATCAATTTTTCCATCCTTACCAAATGGTGTTGGAACACAAACAAATGAAATGTCAGCATCTTTCATTTGATCAACCGAGTTTCCATATAGTGCCGGATCAATAAGAGACAATTTATTCTTCTTAGTATTAAAGCCGTATTCTACGGCCTTTCCGACATATCCATGTCCAACGACTGCAATTTTTTTCATTAATTAACTCCGTAATAAGATTTATACCAATCAATAAAGGCTGTGATACCAGTTCCGATTGGTGTTGTAGGTTTATATCCTAATGCCTGTAATTTTTTGGTATCGGACCAAGTGGCCTGTGTATCGGCAGGATGTTTTGGAACATATTCCTTAATTGCCTCTCGGCCAAGATTTTTTTCAATATGGTCTACAAAATCCATTAATTGAACCTGTTCGCCATAACCAATATTATATATGTCCTTTACATCATTTTCCATGGCATGGTCCAAAACAATTCCAATACCTTGTACAATATCGTCAACGTATGTAAAGTCTCTGATCATATCACCATGATTAAAAAGTTTAATAGGGTTACCTTTTACAATATTATTTGTAAAATCAAATAGGGCCATATCTGGTCTACCCCAAGGACCATATACAGTAAAAAACCTCAGTCCAATGGCAGAGGTAAAATCACTTGCCATGAACTGAGATTCGTTTGTTGCCTTTGTATATCCATAAGGATTGAGTTGATAACCAAGTTTTTCATTCTCATTCCAAGGTAATGGATTACCGGCCATAACACAGGAGGTTGATGCATAAACAATTCTTTTAATTCTGGCCTTTTTACAAGCCTCAATTAAATTATGTGTACCCATAATGTTATTTGTTAGATATTTTTCTGGTTCAACCAAAGAATGTCTAACACCGGCATAGGCGGCAAGATGCATTACAATATCAAATTTATGGTGTGCCATATAATCAATTAACAAATGACTATTCAAATCCAGATCAACAATAGGAATTGACATTTCTGCAAGTTTTACTTGCCTTGCCGTTTTGAGACTAGGGTCATAATAATCATTAAAATTATCAAACCCATAGACCTCGTGACCCTCATTAAATAATTTTTGTGCCAGATGAAAACCAATAAATCCGGCACCGCCTGTAATGCATATCTTCATTTACTACTCCTGATTATGATTATATTATACCACAATATTTAGTAAAAGTAAACATTTATTTTTTAGCCATGACATAAGCCATATCCTCTTCTATCTTTTTTATTCTGGATTTAAGTTCAGCAATAACATCGTCCCATTGATCCGGAGTTCTCTCTTCGGCATTTTTTTCAGCACGATATTTCTTATAAGCTTCCAATTCTGCTTTAACTTTTTCTTGAACCTGAGCCATTTTCCTGTTCCTTAACTAGGTTTGGGCCACATTTCTGTGGCCCGTGGTTTAACAAATATTATATATGACTATAAAGCCATTTGTTCCTTAAAGACATTTAAGTCCATTGAACCCATTGCCTTATTCCATTTTGCCCTAACCATGGCAAGATTATCATAGGTTGTTGATCCACCGTTGGTGTGAGCAATAATGTGACCTGCCTCGGATTCATCAAGTGTTAATGGTTTACCATCCACAGCACATTTAAAATCCTGTTCGGCAAGTTTAGCCTCACGCTGTTGAATTGAAAAGTTACGTTTTACGTCCTTAACAATAATAGCGTCACTTGGATTCCATCCTAATTCCAACAACATTTTAATTGGATATTCAACGTGATCGACTGCATCATATTCTGAAAGACAATCCAACACTTGACCACCAATTGTTTTGTTACGGTCAAAGGGTGAAACCTTAGATAAAATGTCCGATTGCTCGTACATTTCCTTATTGGTGAATTTTGAAAAAACCTTGTTTAAGGACATCCAAAATTCATCATAGTTCTCAATTTTAAATGATGGATATGTTTTTTGTAGATACATAAACACCCTATAAAAGAGAGTAAACTCACGTTTTGGTAAAGTGTTGTTTAGTTTTGATTTACGGCAAAGTGTTAACCTTAACATAAAATCCAAACACTCATTTACCTTTTCCTTAATTTCTGAAACCTCTGTTTCGGAAATATCTGATTTATACATTGAAACCAAATCAGCATTTGTCGAGGTTGAAAGTCCTTCGTTTTTATAGTAAAGGTGAAACAACCTTGCAAACATCTCATCAATCCTTAAACCATCATTATTAAAGGCAAGATGTTTATATTGTCCAGCACGCCCTAATTCAAATAGGTCATGTGGAATTGAGTTATGATTTGGAATTTCTCTTACAGTTTCCCTGATGGCATTTGCAACAGGAATCCAACCATAGGAATTTAACATTTCCTGGTGGTTAACTTTTGTGGTAGTATTTTGTGTTCTGAAAATAAAACCAACCTCGTGTGGTGCCAAATTATAATATGTTGTAAAGTGCATTTCATAATTTAGAAAAGCTTGTTTTTCCTCATCTGTAAGATTTCTATAAAATCTGCCACAGTATAAAGGAAATTTATTATAAAAGAAATCACGAATTGCTCTTTTACGATGTCCACCATCAATACTTTCAATTCTGTAGTCCGATGGATAATCCTCATTTGGTTCATGAACTGTTATTGTACCCATGTCCATATTACAATAGAGAATTACACTTATAATTTCTTTTGATTTTGTTTTAGTTTCTACCTTAACAAGACTCAGATGTGGATCTCTGGACAATCTCTGTCCGATAGGTGAACAATCTGTGTCTGGTAAGTCTTCTGTTATCCAATCTCTAATAGTGATTGTTTTGGTTGATTTTTCAAATCTGCGCATTTGCATTTTAGTCTCCTGTTATTTTAACATATAAACAAGTCCATTCTTTTACAAACTTCGTCTGTAAATATGTTAGGTTTCATTAATGTTGGCAGTTTTTTAAATGAAGGCACTGCCTTTCCTTATTCGCTTAATTAACCTCCCAACCAAGGTTATCTGCAACCCAAATAGAACCCATATCCTTTGCAAGGGCAATTACGATACCTTCGCGAATAACTGTATCCAAACTATTAACCTTTTTTGAAGCAAATTCGTTATTACCATTATTAATATGGTCCATAACTTCCTGAGAATCGTCAGCATCTTGTTGATACATTGATGCCATATCTTCTTTGATTGCCCAATCAGACTTTGCTTCGTTTTTTAACTCTGTAATTAGTTTAGTTAAGTTTCTGAATTCCATTTTTATCTCCTTGTTTCATTTTATAGTACTATTATACAACAAAACTAGGACAATGTAAAGTGTTTTTTTAATTTTTTTTAAAAAAAGAGTCCTTTAAGATCAATCACTTAGCAAAAAAGTTCAAATTTTTTTCTTTTTCTGCCCAAGCTTCCTCGAATCCTTCCTCATATTCGTATAATGGAGCACCATCTGAACCTGCTCTCCATAACCTACGACCATAATCATCATATGCTCCCAAGGCTGAATCAACTGTGGCGTTGAGATGGCCTTTTACCATCCAAAATCTTCTGTAAGCCTCTTTTATTTTCTCATAGGTTTTTGTAGACATATTCCAATGCGCGATCTGCCTCTTTATCCAAAGGCCTGTTTTTATACCAACCACCGGTATCATTATCAAATTCTCTACACATTTTTGAGATTTCTCCTACCGATATTGGATATTTATTTTTAACTGCATTTCCAGCAATGGCAACCATTATTTGATACATTTTATGATACCAACCGGTATTGGATATTGCCCTATATTCAGTTTCCAGTTTTTTAGGAAAGAAAGGACAATCCCTATATGATGACCATTCAAAATTATTATCTAATTTATTTTTACGATATTCAATAATTTCTGCCTGAACACCTTCTGGTAACCTATCAAAGAAACTATTTAAATTTGCTTTTTGTGGTGATGGGTGTTTGGTAATTAAGGCGTCGGGTTCGATAGGACTACCAGTAGAATTGCTGAAAATAAAGTTGTCAGCAGAAGAGTATTTTCCAGGTATGTAATACATACGAGACAAGTCTTTAGTTTGTCTATCTCCGAGGTCTCCGAGTTCAGTTTGAAGAGCATACCAAAATGCTTTGATTCTGTCTTGCCGTACTGATTTTGTAAGTGGGAAGACAAGTCTGAACTTAGGCTGACTAACCTTGCTACTCGCAGTGCTATAACAAACATAACGCCAACTGCCAAACCTATTGTAAAGTTCATTTTTCAAATCTCCTATAAATTCAAAATCATCAACGTCAACGGCACACCAACCAGACCACTCAACAACATTGTCATTTTTACGAGTAGTGTCTGGTTTATAGGTGGCTGGAGATATCAATACGGCATCTTTTTTAGATGCTAGTGGTTGATTACTTAATTTATAAAGCAGTTGTTCCAACTCATCAAATGAATCAAAGTCCATCCGTTGGTCGGTTTTTACGGCAAATAAATTTTTAAATATGGTTAATGATGTTTTCATAATATTATTATAACACATTTACCTTAAAATGTAAAACTATTCCTGTGCACATCCACCAGGATAATATGAACCAAAACTTTCAACACCACCACCGTGGACATCTGGATCATATTTATCCTCAGGTTCTCCTGTAGGAATTATGAATGTTCTATGTTTTCTATACAATTCTTCTGGATAACCATTATCAAAAATAAATTGTTTTAAATCAAAATTATCTTTCACTTTAATATCTTCCAATTCAATACCGGTTATTGCTTCTTCTGGTAATGTCATTGGAAATCCATAAAGCAAACCATTTGGTTGCACATCAACCTGTACCTTATATTTCCTCATCATCGTCCATCCATCTTAGTAATGAATTACGTTTTTTATCCAACTGTGGATACCAAATAGATTTTGTTTTGGTTGTGATAAAATTTTGTTCCATAAGTTCAGCAAATTTCCTAACATCTTCTTCGCCTCTAAAGCGAACAACAATTTTATGAAACGCCTCTCCATCTGGTTGATCAAATTCTGGCATATTGTCCCATCCGTAAGGTGTTGATTGTTCCTCGTCTCCAGAAAGCATAAAGAGATTGCTTGAAACATTATCAACGTTTAGTTTATTAGTTGCCATATTCTTCTCCTTCACTATCATGTTGATCTGGTGATATTTCTTTTAGTGCCATTCCATATTCGTTAATACCTTTTGGTATATTTAGACCTTCCTTTAGGATAGGTTTTTGAGTAAATACACTGTAATTTACATCGTGGTGCCAACGACCCCATTTAAATGTCTTTTTAACAATATCTGGATGTTGTGCAATAAGTGACTCAACAAATTCTGAACGATTATCAAAATCGGATCCACCTCTAGCATTTCTGTCGCCAGTTTGTTCGACATTATAAACCTCTTCAGTGTTACCACCTTTCATGGTCATTGTTGCTGCCTTACCTACAAGAAAGCAATGGAATAACATTGTACAAGAGTTATCTTTTAAAACTCTAATACTTAAATCCGTATCCTCATTAAATCTGCCACGCCATCTGTGCGTTATAGAATTATCTATAAGAATACAAGAATAAATTCTGGTATTTGTATAATATGGTGGTTTACGGACCGATGATGGAGCAAAGAATGCGTAGTTCATACCTGATAATTTTACGTTTGTGTATCGGTCCGTAAAGTCCTCCAGGATCCTAAATGCCGACCCTGTTGTCATTCTAATTTTTAAATTTTTATTTAGGCGATAAATGTGTCTCATATTATCATCAAGGACCCAATGTTTTTTATGTCCTTCTGATATTGAGTGTTCCCATACAAAATTACGAACTGGTATAGAACCACCAATTAAACCGGTTGTTTCGTCCGGTTTGGCATATAATGGATTTTCCCTAAACCCATTTGGTAATACCAATATTTTATCCTTAGGGACATTTTCGGCATATTTATCATACTCAGCATCCTCGATCACAATACGATATGGGACATTGAGTTCCTCCAAGGTTCGTTGGGTCATTCTGGAATCCCACCGACCTTTTGAAATTATATAAATTGGATATTTTGGTAAATGCATAATGTATATTATAACCTATTTTATTATATTTGTAAAACACTTTTTAAATCTGGTTCAGAATAATTTGGACCTTTCATTACCTTTCCATCATCTCGGTAAATTGGTTTGCCGTCCTCTCCCAATTTGGACATATTGGATCTCTGGACTTCTGTAAAACATTTGTCGAGATCAATTCCAAAAGCATGACCTGCGCCATAGGTGACATATAAGATATCTGTGAGAGCGTCAGCAATCTCAACGAGGTCTTTCTTTTCGCAGGCATCCCATAATTCCTCCAATTCTTCGGCAATTAATTCAATCCGAAGGTTAACTGTTTCAGCATCCGGTAATTCTGGACTCTTTTTTACCTCTTGTCCAAATGCCTCCATAAATTTTTTTACCTTATCATTATTTGTCATGCAAAAAACTCCTCAAGTGTTGCTTGTTCCTCTGGATTCCAACCAATGGCATCCAGGATAAGTTTCAATGGTTCGATAAACGTTTTTTCAAATTGTTTATCATAATCAACATAATTATGTAGTTTAAATTCCTCAGGTAAAATGTCTGGAAAAGCAATTACATTTTCACGAATCACATTTGGTGTTCGTAGGTAACAAAATTTTATTCGTGATCCATTTTCAACCATTTCATACTTTTTATTTAATTTTAAATCTTTTATTTGTTTATTATATAGTAATGATCCTCTGACGTGTATTGGAGAACCTTTGCCATAAATAGTTTTTTTATCTGCCCAATCCGTAATGTTGGATACCCCACGAGGAAAGGCAACATCGTGTGGTGGCAATTTACAAAATTCATCTTTAAAATTTTGGATAAAGTTTTGTGTTTCCTTTTCGCCTTTCGATATAATAACCTTAAATATTTCCCTAAATTTATCTCTGCATACCTCTGGCGTGGACGATTTAATTGCCTCAATACCCATAATTTTTAATTTTGGTTCCTCGTATTGTACACCCTCAGAGTTATGCACGTTAAGTATATATCTCTTTTTGGCAGTCCAGATACCACGGTCAGCAATAACCTCTCGACCCATTTCCATTCTATGGGCATGACAATTCATTTTAACAAATAATTTAGCATATGCCTCTGACAATATAACCTCAAAATGGTCCTTACAAATTTTATCCAACCACTTGACTGGATCCTTAGGGTTGAATTGTTTTACCAATGGAGCAAAATTAATATACAAGGAATCAGTGTCGATTGCAATAACATAGTCCTTATCATTTGTATTTAGTAATTTATTCATTGCGCCATTTACAGCACGTTCTGCCCATCGGATAGCAAGTTGACCGGTAAGTGTAACACCCTCGGCCATACGCAAATCAAAATATTTAAAGTATGCATTACCTAACGCGCCATAAAGTGAATTCATAAGAATTTTAATGGCCATTTGTTGGTTATGTAATCTGTTAATCTCTTTTTCAAGTTCAAATGTTTTGCCCTTTTGGTATGCAGATTCCGCTGCAAGCATTTGTTTCTTTACAGATTTACGTTCGTCATAATAATCAACAATTAAACTCGGAATAATACCATCCTTATCCTTACGATATGTGGAACCATTTGCTGCGAGTGCATAATCCTTTTCAATACGATTTGTATTATCAAGATAATAATCAACGCCGGATATTTCTGATTGATCAACCAATGTTTCTGGTGACATATTCCACTGAACAAGGATGTTCGGATATAGTGAATTAAGGTCAAACGATACAACCCATTCGTGCATTCCTACCTGCACATCCTTTACATAACCACCAGCAAATTGTGATTTAACATTTTGGAAGGATGTGATTTGTGGCACAATTTTTAAGGAATTCATTTTACGGTACATAATTGATTCCCATATATTAACCACACCAAATGTGTCCATATAATTGACACCACCTTTATATGCCACGGTAATGGCAAGTGTAATTAATCCCATTTTGGATTCTAGTTTATCAACCAGTTCCACGTCCTTCATATTATAATCAATGTATCTCTGAAAATCATCCTTGTACAGATTTTTTAGAGAACCTGATTCCTCGTATGATAATTTCTTTTCACCAAGGACAACATGCGCGATGTGGTTCAGTCGATATGATTCTTGTTGACCATATGAATAACCAAATTTTTGAAATAATTCCAAATAATCAAGTTGTTGAATGCCACGTAGGTCATAAACATCCTCTTTTTTACCAGTCTTTTTACGAGTTACCTGACCATAATCTACCAAACCCCATGGAGAGAATTTTCTAGTCCATTCCAAACCACAAACCCTGGTAACACGGTTTACAATATATGGAATATCAAAGAACCTAGTATTCCAACCAGTAATAACATCAGGATATCTATCTGGGTCCGACCAAAATTCTACAAATTTTGTAAGTAAACTAACCTCGTCACGACAACGAAAATATTTTACAGGTTTAATAAGAGCCTTTTCAGTATCATAGGGACCATAACCCCAGACATAATATGTGGAGTCCTTACTGGATTTATATGTAATGGAAAGAACTTTTTGGTCAGCAATTTTAGGATCAGGGAATCCATCATTATATTCTGTTTCAATATCAAAGGTACCAACATCAATCCAATCACGATTAAATTCAATATCACGTGGAAATTTTGATGTAATATATTGATGGATATAATTTTGTGTGCCGTAAATATATCGGCCAGAAACTTCTTTATTTTCCTCGACCCATTGTTTGGCCTCTCGCATATTATCCATTTTAACTGGCGCAATATGCTTTTCGTCTAGACCTTTCCAACCGGTATCTTTTTTAGAATGTACAAAGAACTCAGGTTGGAAGTGGTCCTTTCGATATATTCGTTTACCATTGGAATCATATCCACGGTAAAGCATGGAATTACCATAACGTACAACTGACGTATAAAAAGACATTCACTTCTCCCATTTTGATATGTATATTATATCAAATTTTGCAGGGCTTGTAAACCCTAAACTGCAAAAGATTCACCACACCCACAGGAAGCAGTAGCATTTGGATTAATTACTTTTAAATAAGATCCACCAAGTTCGGTAACATAATCTATGGTACAACCAAATAAGGCAAATTCTGCTATTGGATCAACCCATAAATTTTCCAGTGTTGGTTCTTTTTCTGTAGTTCCCCATTCATATTGAAACCCAGAACATCCACCGCCGCGTACTGATAGGGAAACATTAGGCTTCCCTACCGATTTTAAATAATCCCTAGCATTTTCAGTTAAGGATAATTTCATTTTTATACCGCGACATTCATGGTTAGAGCAGTATCAGTTGTTTCTGTTACTCTTCTAGTCCATCCCTTTCCAAAGGTTTCAAATGTGGATAATGATTCATAATAACTTTGTCTTTCGGCCTGGTATTGCTCAATAACATCCATAACACCATTTTCTTGTTCACTAATATATTCATCTAATTTTGCTAATGTGTTTGGACCAATACCACCATCGGCAGTAGTACCAATTAATGTTTGTAAATACTTTGCGGCGCGACCTGTGCCAGCATTAACTCCAAAATCAAATACACATAAATCAAGTCCAGTAGGAAGGTCATCACCTTTAACTCTATCCCAATAATTCTTTTTATAGATTGGTGCGACATCGTCCACTTCCAAATCTTTCATATCCTTTGGTGCCAAATCTTCTGTAACACACCATTCATCATATACTCTTTTTGTTACACCTAGGTTTGTTTCGCCACCTGGATCCTTTGGATGGTTAACATATCCACCTTCATGGTGTAAAATAATATCTAAACATTTTTGATAATTGCTCATTTTATTTCCTTTGCGCTAAAGTAAAAGGGCAAGTTGCCCTGCCCTTCTATTTATATTATTTACTTAACCAGTCGGATTCTTCCTGAGTATATGGCCACATTATAGTGACGATCCTGTTCTGGGGTCGATGCCTCTTGCAACTGCGGAAATCATTCCTCTATGAAGACCAATATCTTGTAACTCTCTATCTGTTAACATAGACAATTCATAAAATGCTCTTTTATCCATAGAGGGAACTTCCATCTTAAATAATTTTCTGAAATATTCCAGCATTATTTAAGCCCCCATTCCTTTAAAACATTTTGGTTTAAGGTATATAGTGCTTCATGGTAATCTTTAAACTCACCATTTCTTACTAGGAATCTTGCACATTCTGCGTTAACAGACATTTGCCTTGCGACAATAAAGCTGATTCCAATACCTTTTAATTTTTCCCAAATACTTTCAAGCAGACTCGTTGAGTAGTTCAGTACTAGTGTTGTCATTTTTATTACCTCGTAAAGTTGAATTAATTGAAATTTTACGAGGACGCTTTTCTTCGGGAAGGATTCTCTGCAAGTGAATTGTCAGTAATCCATCCTCCATATCAGCTCCAGTGACTTCTACGAATTCAGAAAGTCTAAATGACCTCTCGAATTTACGGCCAGAAATACCTTTGTGTACGTAAAGGTTCTGATCTCTCCTATGTCCACGCTCACCTTTAATAGTTAGAATGCCATCGTGCATAGTCACGTCGATGTCACTCTCTTTAAAACCCACTACTGCAAGCTCAATAAGATACTCGTCATCAGTGTTTTTAACTACATTGTGTGGCGGGTAATGATCCTTTTGATGTGCAGATGCCAATCTTTCTAGATCATTGAAAATATGGTCGAAACCAACAAATGCTCCACGTGGGAACGAAAGTGTATTGCCTGTCATGTGTAACCTCCTTTTGCAAGCAAGATTGTAGATGGACTCCTTTCGGACATCCATATAATATATATAATTACTTTATTTTGAATTTAAAGGGTTCTCTAAAATCTTTTTTTCATTATATATGGCTTCCAATAAAACATCAGTGGGTAGGTTATCTATAGCCTCACCATGTTGTTTTACTAGTTCTTGTATGGGTTTTACTTGTTTCCAATGTTGTATTTCGGACACAGTTCCCATTGTTCTTTTTCCTTAAATGGAATAATTTTTATTTGTCTTAACGGCGCTGTTGGTTTAACTTGTTCTGGATTATCAATTGTAATTAAACCCCAATCACTCATTAATTGAGCAATTGTGTTTCTTCTAGCAATATCATTTTCTTCCAAATTTGATTTCTTTCCGTCAAGAAGAAATAATTCTTTAAAATGTACTATAAAATATCTACCCTGCTTATGTAAAATATGGCAGGATTGGTATAGCTTATTTTCTTTTCGTGATGCGACTCCAATACGAGTCAGTGTTTCTCTAACCTTCAAAAAGTCATCTGGCTCGTTAAGTATAACCTCAAGCATTGAGGCAGGTGTCCATTCGATTATATTATTATTTTCCACCTTTATTAACCTTTTTTCTCAATTCATCTAGTTGATCCGATGACAGAAGGTTAATAATTTGACGAGCCTTTTCGTTGCTGTAGCCATAGTATTGTTTAATAACTTCCACATCAGATAGGATTTCCGGTTTATTCCATTTGGAAAACCTTTTTTTCTTCCTAACAATATTTATAAGAAAGTCAAACGCTAGACGGTTATCAATTTGGTGGTAACGATTCATTTCATTTGCCATTAAAACAGTATCGTTAAAATAAGACAAACCACGATTAACCATAAAAGAGTTGTAGCCCTTTTCGGTAATATCGTCAACCATAATATTCTGTTTCGTGTAGTTAATCGCATTTAAATACTCAAACGGGTTCATTAAAACCACCCTAACTTTACGCCATTGTGCGCAATTATAAAAAAACAAGCCAATAAATGAGTAACAACCCATACTGTTCTAAGCATGGCGGCAATGTCGCTCTCACGATCATCTCCTATTTTACTACCAATAGTTTTAGCCCATATTCTCCACATTTTATGAGAACTCAACATTTGCCATTATCTCTGTCATACAAGCAACAACATTTAATTCGTGATCGGCAACAAATGCCTGTTTGTATTGATAATCGGCCAATATTAAAACCAATTGTGGTATTGATTGTGGTTTTAAATGGTCATACATTTGGTCATATAGGCCACGGAATATTGCAGACGCCTCGACGTCCATATTATCGGTAACCCATTTACGCATTGATTTAAAATCTTTTGATTTTAGATGTTTAAATAATTCGGCAAAATTACTAATGTCGGTATTAATACCAGTAATTTTACCATTAAATGCTTGACGTTGTAATTCATTTAATACTCTACGCCAATCAGGAGCAAATTTCATAATGAGTTCGGCAAGTACCTTTTCATTATATTCAACACCCTCGTCCGTAAGAATAATTTTTGCACGATCCATAAATGACATGCAAAGATTAACCATATCTTTTTTAGTGGTATTAAATTCGTATACGCCACATCTAGAATGAAGTGGTTCGATAATACGATTTTTAAAATTACAAGTTAATATAAACCGGCAATTATTGGCAAACTCTTCGATAAAACCACGTAGAGCTGGTTGTGTCGATTGCGGGTTAAGATAATCAGCCTCGTCAAGGATCACAACCTTAAAGCCACCCTGCAAGGAAACTGACGATGCAAATTGTTTTATTTTGCCACGGAGTGTATCAATGTTACCTTCCTCGGATCCATTAATTAAAATCCAATCAAGTCCCATTTGGTTACACATTGCCTTGGCAACAGTTGTTTTGCCAAGACCTGCAGTACCAGTGAAAAGCATATTAGGCATCTCACCAGACTGCACAATCTTGGTAAAGGTTTCCTTTAAATTATCCGGTAGGATAATATCGGAAATAGTTTTTGGTCGATATTTTTCAACCCAAAGAAAATCATTTGACATTCACATACTCCATAATAAAGATACATTATAACACAATTCAAAAGGAATGTAAATGTTTATTTTTTCTCTGCAGGTTTACTCTCATCTTCCATTGCTTTTTCCTGCTCATAGTTTTCTACGAGTTGGATAATTTGAACACATTGGTCTCTAAGTTGACCAATCGTGGAGAGTTCTTCTCCCTTAAATGCACCTCTTTGAGTCATGGCATCCACAACTGCAACAGTGCTACGTGAAACCTTATTAGCAAGGTCTGTAATTTGATCTAAGATCTCTGACATATTATACTCCAAATGTTGATGTCTTTTCCAAGGCAATCCAATAATTTAGATCACTCTCCTTATTTATAAACTGAGAAATCAGTTTTGATGAAATATTCACCTCGTAATCTCCTGGAATAACCTTTACATTACTTATATCCAGAATAAAATTAAAGGTGGCCGATTCATCGTATTCGGCATCGACATCAATATAAAAATTATTTGATGTGGAATTTTTTGAGTCAACAACACCCAAACGAATTGATCCATCGTTATTAGTGATACTGACCTCGCTGTGACCTAATGTGGTCGCGGCTCTTTTTAGTTTATCCAAGGTTGAGGCATCTAGTGTAAAGGTTACCTCTGCACTTGGCATTGTAATATCCTTTTGAGATGTTGTAAGGATATCCTCAGACGAATAAAAATATTTAATTTGACTTCGGCCAGAGGCATCTGTTACCAAAACATAATCATCCTTAAAGGATAGGTTAGGTTTATCAACAAGTCCAAGAACTCCAATAAATTCATTTAGATCATAGATTCCAAATTTTACCGGAAAGTCCTCGGCCACGGTGGCTCTTGAAAGCACGTTACGAGCCTCACTAATTGTTCTTAGCGTATTGCCGTTTTCAACCAAAATATTTGAATTGATACTGGCAAAGTTTTTTAACACACCTAGTGTATTTTCAGAAAGTTCCATTATATTCTCCGCAATTAATATGTATATTATAACACATTGTTTTAGTAATGTA